TTAAAAAGTGCTCATATAGTCGTCAAATTTCTCGATTGATCGTTCTTCCATCTTCTTCGATACATGGCTATAAACATCTGCAGTGATTTGGTAATTTTGATGTCCCAATCGTTCCTGGACATATTTCATGTCGGCACCGGCTTCCAGTAACATGACTGCATGTGTATGCCGGGTCGAGTGAATCGGAAGGGGAGGAGCATCAATTTTAGCCAAGCAGGATTTAAAGACATTGTACAATGTTGATTTGGGAAGGGGAGAACCATCTTCCCGACAAAAGATCAAATTCAAATCATGACGATAGGCTTCACCCAAATGCAGTTTTCGTTGATTCTGATACTTCAGGTGCTCCTGCAGCTCTTTCATGAAACTCTTCCGCATTTTTAATGCGCGGACAGAACCTTCTTTTTTTGTAGGTCCAAATAGTTCAGCAGGATCATCAGGTTGAAAGTCGAGTGTTTCTTCTATATAGATTATGTCGTTTTTCCAGTCTACTCTCGGCCATTTCAATGCAGCTGCTTCTCCTTTGCGCGCACCACTTTCAAAAAGGAACTTAAAGAAAACGCCATAGACATGGCCGCGCTTGTAAATTTCCGGATACAGAGCGTTTAAAAAGGTAGGCTCTAAGTATTTTAATTTTTGAACCTGCTTCTTCCGGATCTGAACATTCTCGGCCGGATTCTTTTCGATGTAGTTATTGATCACGGCCCTCTTCAAAGCTTGGAAGCAAACATTATGAACGCGTCTTGCCGATTCAGTCGATAAATTCTTCTCTCCCAAACTATCGATGAACTTTTGATACATCATCGGTTTGATCTCATGGATGCTTATGCCACCAAAATAGGGAATCGCATGATTCTCCAAGGCGGTCCGATAAGTTTTATAGGTATTGGGCCGTAGTTTATCTTTGACGTATTGTTCCAACCACTCTCGTACATAGGCAGCAAAAGCGAATTCTCCCTTGCCATACCCTTGAAGCACACTTTTTTCTTTTTTTGCTGCGGCCAACTGAGCTTCTTTTTTTGACGTAAATCCACTCTCGGTATATTCTCTTTTCTTTTCGGAAAAGGGGTCCATAACGACCACCCGATACTGCCACGTTTTCCCTCGTTTACGAAATGATGCCATTGCAATCCCTCCCTCTAACTTATCGTTATCCAAATTCCCGTATAGTTCAATCCCTACGAAAATACATTTAGTGAAGGTTTTGCTTGTTACCTAAATCCTTCTCTAAACGGTTTCCATATTCGTCACTGTATGCTTGAACTTCACCAATCAAATCGCCATCGACACGGCGAATCTTTTTAAAGACAGGGAAGACACCAGGAAGCTCTTTCTGTCTTTGGCCCAGTTTATTTAAAGGGATGTATTCTTCTTTTTTCATCAAATTTCACTCCTATCCATATAAAAAATTAGAAAGATACTGGCGCAGTCGTTTCTCTGCAAACCATCGTTCTACTCCAAAAGTCTCCATGATCATCCATACCGCTTCTTTTTCATAGTTAGGCAGTTCCATTTTATCCAGCATGAAAGTAGGGATACAAAGATGCTGAGAAAAATTCTCGGCCTTCCACTCTTGGTATTCACGCATAGAAAGAGGAATGAGTGCTTGATCGCCGGCATGCCAGAGTGCGTGACAAAGCTCATGTCCGAAATCTTGCCATAAATATGCGTCATTTTGTCGGTTGTCCAAAAACAGATTGCCTTCTATGGCCATTGAATCATGTGGGATGTAGTAAACGGATAAGCCGAGTCTAGGGTAAATATTTTCGATAGTCAGCTGATGCGGATGGAAAATGTCGATACGATGCAGCAATTTTGTAATGTACTCTTCTAAGTTATTGTATGTATTCGCCATTTTTTCACCCCTTTAAGAACATATGTTCTAATCAAGTGTATAAGAAATCCCTGCTAATTGGAAGCAGGGATTTCAATCTTTCTATTCACAGCCGATGCCATCTTCATCACGATCTAAATGTGTTCCATAACCGGAATCACCAAGACGAATCGGATCGGCTCCGGCTTCTCTAACTGCTGTGCAATTATCATAGTATATGGAGGAAGATGGGGTAGATGTTGGTGCATCCTCAGTGACATCAGTAGAATCAGTGTTATTAGAAGAATCACCATCTGCAGTATTGTATTCACTTTGACTCACTTCACAAGGTAATCCGTCATTATCTACATCTAAATCATGGGGATCATTGTCTGCACTATAGCCATTTTCATACCAAAATGCTAGAACCTCTTCAGTGGTAGAAAAATCACCACATTCTTTATCAGAATTCGCTAATGCTTCTTCTTTTGCAATTCTTTCTGCCTCTTCCTTTTCCTTCTTCTCCACTTCAGCCTCAGCTTCTTTATCTTGCTTTTCTTTTTCAACTAGGGCAGCAGCTGCTTGTTCTTTTTGTTCTTCATCTGTTTCAGAAGCCTCTGGCTCTTCTTGGACAATTTCTGCTTCAGGGGTAGAAGCCTCTTCATCTCCGAAAATAGCTCCGCATGCTCCAAAGATTATCATGATTATAAAAATAATTCCTAAACAACCTAAACAGCCGAAGCAACCGTTTTTCTGCTCCTCTTTTTCTTTGTTTTTCATAAATACCATTCCTTTCACTTTTAATGATAGATAAAAGAAAACCCTGCTAGCAGCAGGGTGGGTAAAACTAGCAATATTATTTAGGTTTAGTTAGATACAAGTTCATCAATTACCCTTTTGTATTCTTCTTCTGAACTTAATGGTTCATTAAACCGAAGTGTGAAAAAGCCGGCAGTGTAATCGTGGTATTCTGTCCCGATAGAGGCAGCTTCTTCCTCGGTTGGCCATAGGAAAATACTTACATCCTCAGTAGTAATCAATTGAGAGCAAGGCATATTTCCTTCGCCACATTGTATGTCCGTATTATCTCTCGGATCTATCAAACTAAGTCCTTCATTTTGAAACGCTTCAACTACATTATCTGCAGTATAAGAGCTTTCGCTTTCTAAGCTTTCACTAGCTTCAACAATATTCTCAAGCATAAACTCAAATTCAACTTCCGGAACTTCAGTTAATCCGGTTTGGGCTAATCCTTTGTTTGTTAAAGCTATTTTACCGTTAGCGATGTTTTGAACTTCAACCCCGAGTTGTTTTATCGATACATGAATAGCATTAACTTCTATATCTTTTTCGCTTGATAGGGCGACGCTGTGCCGTATTAACATTTCAATCTCTTCTTCATCACGTGAATCTGTAGAAAGTATTACATAATAGATGCCGGCATCATTCAAGTTTTCTTCTACTATTTCATAGTTCGGGAGGGTAGCTTGTTTTTCAACAGTTTCTGCTTCGGCGGCTTCCTCTTCTTTTGCTGCTTCTTTTTCTCTTTCCTCAGCAATGACCTTTTCAATGCGTTTAATCTCTGCAGCTTTTTCAGCCTTTTCATCTTTAGCTTCTTGGGAAGCAACCTCTGTTTGATTATCGTCAGCTGTCACAACTTCAGCTTCCTCTTCACCAATAAAGAAAGAACCGATAAATCCGAATAGAAGCATGTAAGCAATAACAGCGGTGATCTTCTTCCAATTGGTCCCTGATCTGAAGCCTAGAATCTTTTGGTGCCACTTACGGTCAACCTTCTCTACTTTGGCGTCACTTTTTTCTGTAGCCAGATTGAAAATATTTTTACCCTCGTTCGTAAGACGATAGTTTTGACCATCTAAAGTTAAATTCGTTCGCATGGCCAGATAATCAACTTTTATTTCATTAACATCTTTCCATAAAGTGTGGATAAGAGGAATCAGTTTTTCATTTTTATAATGATAGAAAAAAAGTCCTTCATTTGTAGCGATGGCAAATTCATTTTGGTTGGTACTGCCCTCAACGTTGCCACCAGTAATAAATTGAATCCCTGAATGTTCAAGAGCAGCTAACTCTTTTACTTGATCTATTTTTGATTTAACCTCTTTTTTCTCGCTCATTCTTCACCCTCCATTATTTTATAATTTACTAATATCCAAAATAGGTAAATATTTCTTTGAAGGTTATAAGAAAACCCCGCTCAGGGCAGGGAAGATGGCTATCTAACTTTATACGGTTATTATACTATAATTTATTAATTAAAAAGGTTATAAAAACTATTTCCCTTGCGTCTTCAATACTTCCCATACAGCCAATAAAGCCTTCTTGCGTTCTTCCGAACTTTCCTTCATTTCCTTATACAACTTGTAAACCGAAGGATCGTTCACCCATGCCTCGAACTCAGCTTCGTCTCCCCAGGAAGGGTAGTCTTTACTGTCATTCTTATTATAGTTTATTGATTGAGGGTTATCTGTTCGACCGAGAAGGTAATCAGTCGAAACATCTAAAGCATCTGCCAAAGCTAAAAGCATATCATTAGAGGGAGTACTATGCCCATTTTCATAATTACTTATAGTTGCTTTTGTAGTATTGACTCGTTTAGCTAAGCCTTCTTGTGTAAGTCTTGCGGATTTACGAGCAGCTTTGAGGCGCGTAGTTAACATAAATATTCCTCCTATCTAAAGAGTACAACTATATTGTACATCAAAGGTATTGCATTAAATAATAAGTACAAGAAATTTGTATTTATAAGTTGACATATGAAATACTTGTACTTATACTAAAGGTACAAGTTAATTATACTTTGGAGGTGAGGACATGAAGAATACGAACTTGACTGAAGCTAGAGAAAAGAAAAATCTTACTCAAGAACAACTTGCAAAAATGCTTGGGAAAGCAGGGAAACAATCAGTTTCTAACTGGGAAAATGGCCACAGCAAACCACCATTGCCAATTGCTTTTCGTATTGCAGAAATACTTGAAGAAGATATCAGCTTTTTATTTAGTTTTGAAGTACAAGATTCTCATATAAAAAGACTTTCTAAAAAAAAGCGAGTCGCCGTCTGAGAAAGGAGGCAACTAACTAAACGCATCCGATCACACTCTCCAATGAGTATTTAAACCGAGCAGAGTACGCCAAGACCTTCCAAGGTAGCGAGCAACACCGAAAGGTCATGCGACGACGTTTGAATGCTGATTGGAGAGTGTGTGGAAACAGTAGGAAATATTAAACAAGCAAAACTTTCGTTATCAGTTTTTAATTAGAAAATTTTGAATAAAAACTAGGAGGAATTGGAATGGAAAATCTTTTAGTAATGCACAATGATCAAGCAGTTACCAGCTCAACAAATATCGCTGAGAATTTTAACAAGCGTCACGATCATGTAATGCGTGACATTCAAAACCTTGCGGACGATGTCCCCAATTTTGGGGAGATGTTTTTCAAAACAGTAGAGCGTGATAAAAACAATCGTAATCGCTGGATCTATTTGATGAATAGAGACGGATTTACTTTGCTGGCGATGGGATTCACCGGATCTAAAGCATTGCATTTCAAATTGGAATATATCAACGCATTTAAGGAAATGGAGAAGGCTCTTATCCAGCCGAAACAACTGTCAGAAAAAGAGCAGCTAATGGCTTCCATGAGATTGAGTCTAGAAACAGCGGGTGAAATTGAAGTGGTGAAGAAGGAAATTGCCGAGGTTCGAGATATTGCCGTTAACCAAGTGACTTTAGATCATGGAGAACAACGCAGATTACAAAAAGCAGTTGCAATTAAAGTTTATGAAATTGAAACAGACCCAGCGGGCCAACGCCGGATGTTCAAAGAGTTATATCGAGAAATTAAAGATCGTTTCGCAGTTGCTTCTTATAAGGATGTAAAACGGAAGGATCTGCAGAATGCTATCCGGTATGTGGATGCTTGGCTGCCTAGAAAAGTTTCATAAAAAAGAGAGGGCGCGAGGAACGCCCTGGAGGAGGGAAAGCGATGAGACAGTTAGTGCAATTGGATGATGTCCAATTGGAAGGGATGATTCTCGAAGAAATCAGACAGCGCTTGAATCATTTGGAACATAGACACACGTTTTGGGACTTACCTGAATTAGAGAGGCAGACCTGCATGAGCAGATCCTTCATTTTAGATCAATTTTTCTATGATGACCGATTTAAGAAAATTAGATTCAAAATTGGTGCGAAATGGTACATGCCAGCTAAAGAAACTGAGGAATTTCTATTAACTTGGTTGAGGGAGAGGCAAGAGAGCTAAGCGAGGGCTTTTCTCTCTATATAACAATCATACAACGGCCTGATGTATATAAAAATACCCTGTGCCATACAAAAAAGGAGTGGAAGACATGAAGTTGAAACGTTCCGCAAATGCTGGAGAGGCAATCAATCGCTTGATTGAGGGAGAAGAAATGACTGGAGAACAAATCGCAATGGACTTGAATATTTCAGCGCAATTAGTGAGTCACATCAAAAAAGAAAGACGCACCATGCAGGCAGATATTGCACAAGAGTCAATCGCGCTTTACGACAATCCAGAATACACAATGGATATCTTATATGAGTTTTCCGGCGGGATGACATCACCAGTGCTGCGCGGCAAAAATATCGAGCAGCACCGGTTGGTATTTAGTGCTCATGCAAAACGCGAAATTGAAGAGAGTTTGGAAATGATTCAAAAGGTTTGTTTGGCAAAACCACCAAGTTCGCTGGACGTAAATGAAAAAGAGTCGGTTAAAAATTTGATGGATGAATTGCTGGAAGCACGGATTCACATCGACAATTTGCTAAGACAAGTACAAGTTGAATACAAAATATCCATGAAAGAAAGGATTAAATCCCTAATCCCAAGATGGAAAGCGAAAGGATGGTTGGCCTAATGGAATTCGGAGAACCGTTACACATTTCAGGAATGATGGTTTTTGTTTCTTTTATAAGCCTGCTGGTTGGTATACAAGTCGGCAGCATTAAAAAGGAACACAAAAAAACCGACTGACGGCAGGGTCAGACGGCAATTACTACTCTGTAAAACAAGTATAAACGAGGGCCTTGGCTCTCGTCAATAAGCTCAGGAGCGTTATTCCCTTTTCGTTCTTGGTCTTATTGATGGGACTCACTCCATCAGAAAGGAAGTGAACACATGACAGCGCACGGACAAGCAGCAATCAGCTTAGACGAATTCGACCAGTCAACCATGATGAAGCAGATTCTACAGCTAGTGGAGGCATCGAAGGAAACAGGCAAAAAGCAAACTCACTTTGCTTTCGACGAACTTGGAACATCCAGAGAAGCAATCTTCATCATCACGCTATTGCGGATCAAAGGATACACGGTTGATTTGGGAAACAGTGAAATTATTGTGAAGGAGGAAAAGTAAATGGTTAAAAAAGTAGAAGACTTGCAGGAATACCGAGATACAAAGGATTTGGAGACACGGATACACAAGCTGCCAAGCGATGCACAGACGCGCATCATTCAAAACATTGTCAGCCAAACTTGCTGGCACGGTCCAGCTACTCGTGAATGGTTGGAGAATGAAATCTCTTCGCAAGAGCAATTGGAGACGATGTTCAGCAAGCCTATTGAAGATCATCCAGTTGAAGATGTGTTCGGTTCGGAGATCCGCACTGGTGACAAGTGGTTTGAAGACGGAGCTGGGCGCGTGGTCTTGGAAGATAACGCAGAAGATTACCTGGTTGAAGTCACAGGCGTTCAATTTTTTCGGGCAATAAAATAAACCGGCTGCAGAAGCAACCGGATCACCGTCTCCATGTGGCGTGGAGCGACTAAATAAAAAAATATCTGTGCTAATTATAGCACGAATCCCAGGAGGAGACTACATGAAACAAGTACGCGTTAACAGACTCACCTTAACCAACTTTAAAGGCGTCAAAAGCTTCTCAGTTGATATGAACGGCTCTGACGCTTTCATCTACGGCGACAATGCTACTGGAAAAACTACTCTATTCGACGCATTCCTTTGGCTGCTATTCGACAAAGACAGCCAGAACAAAAAAGACTTTGAAATCAAGACTCTGCAAGATGGCGTTGCAATTCCAATGCTTGACCACGAAGTCGAGTGCGAACTGCTGGTTGATAACCAAATCATCAAACTAGGAAAAGTTTATCGCGAAAAGTACACCAAAACTCGCGGATCTGCAAAAGAAGAGTTTTCCGGTCATGAGACCAATTACTTTATTGATGGCACACCGTTGAAGAAAACGGAATACAGCAAACGGGTGCAGTTGCTCATGGAAGAAGAGCACTTTAAATTGCTGACATCTCCGACTTACTTCAATGAACAAGTGAAATGGCAGGACCGCCGCAAGATTTTACTCGAGGTATGCGGGGACGTATCAGAAGATGACATCTTTGCTTCGAACAAAGAGCTGCAGGGGCTGAAATTGATTCTGAGAGGTAAAACCCTCGATGACTTTAAAGCCACCGTAAATAGCCGTCGCAAGGCGATCAACGAAGAGTTGAAACGAATTCCAATTCGCATCAATGAAATCCAGAAATCAATTCCAGAGGATGAAGGAAATCTACCAGAACTGCGAACAGAAGTAGATAACCTAGACTCAGAAATTGAAGAGTTGCAGGCGCAAGTCAGTTCCATCAAAAACGGCAATGCTGTACTCGCCAAGAAAGGCGAATTACAAAAAGTTGAAATGGAGATACAGAATCTAAAACGAGATTTGGAAAGCGGCTCGAAAGATGAAGTGTATCGTTTGCGAGCGAAGCTCCAGGAAGAACAGTCTCATCTTCAAACATTCCAATCTCGGAGACTCTCGGCTGAAAACCAACAGCAATATAAACAAGATCAACTAGAGCGTGTAGAAAAAACTTTAGTTAATCTACGGAATCGTTGGCAGGAAAGAAATAAAGAAGAATTCACTCATGAAGTCGCCTGTGAATGTCCATCATGTGGGCAGGAGCTGCCTGAAGAGAAGGTTCAATCAGCGAAGGAAAAAGCATTGGCTCAATTCAACGCTCGTAAATCAACGGATTTAGGAAACATTCAGGAAGATGGCAAACGCGGCGCCACTGAAAAGAAAAAGTATGAAGATGAGGTCGCTCGTCTGCAAAAGGAAATTGAAGATCTAAGCGGACCAATTGCCGAAAAGGAAAAAGTTATCGAAGAGATTAAAACTGAACTGCTCGAGACAGAAAATACGGTTAAGGATATCTCCAAGGATTCTAATTATCTTGAGCTTACAGATTTCCGGGAGAATCTTCTTGGAGACATTGCTGATTTGAAAGAACGCGCAGAAGATGCTGCTGGTGATATCGGCGATGAAATCGCTGAAAAGAAAGAGAAGCGCTCAGAATTGAATGCAGAAATTGCTCGTTACGCGAATGTCGGAGCGTTGAAAAAACGGATTGAAGATTTGATGGACCAGGAAGAACAACTGGCTGCGGAGTACGAGAAGCTGGAACATTATCTTTTCCTTTCAGAAGAATTTACCCGTGCAAAAGTCAGCATCATTGAAGACAAAATCGCCGCTAAGTTCAAATACGCACGGTTCAAGCTATTTGAAACACAAATCAATGGCGGGCTGCAGGAAGTCTGCGAAACGACCTTTGACGGTGTGCCTTATGGCTCTGGATTGAACAATGCAGCCAAAATCAACATCGGGCTGGATATCATCAATACCTTGTCCGAATTCTACGGCATCCAGGCACCGATATTCGTTGACAACGCTGAGGCTGTTACGCAATTGGCCCAAACGGATTCACAACTGATTAGCCTGATTGTATCGGAGAAAGACAAAGCACTTCGAATTGAAACACCAAATTTAGAGGAGGCAATTTAATATGACAACTCAACCACAGGAAAACCAAAACAATCTGCCCGCTGAAAAACAAAATGCAATGGTGACTAGGGTCGCCGAAAGGGTTCAAAGCATGGTCGAAAGCAATCAAATCAACATTCCAGAAAATTACTCAATCGTTAACGCGGTTCAAGCTGCTTACTTCAAATTAACAGAAGTTGATTTCAAGAAAAAAACTTCCTTGATCGACAGTGCGACGAGAGAAAGTGTCGCCTTTTCGTTGCAAGACATGGCTATTCAAGCACTCAGCGTTGCAAAGAATCAAGGCTACTTCATTGTTTACGGCGATAAGATGCAATTCACTCGTTCTTATCATGGCACACAGGCCGTTATCAAGCGCATGAGCGGTGTTAAGGATATTTGGGCCAATGTCATCTGGAAAGGTGAAAAATTCGAAGTGGAGTATAACCAGCGAGGTCAATTGGCTTTTAAATCGCACGAAGTGGATTGGAAGGCTGCGACAGGGATTAAAGAAGATATTGAAGGCGCCTATTGCATCATTGAGCGCGATGACGGTGTGCAGTTCTTGACTGTTATGACAATCGAAGAAATTAAAACATCTTGGTCTCAATCAAGTATGGCAACAGTGCAAAACAAGTACCCGCAAGAGATGGCTAAACGAACAGTTATCAATCGCGCAGCTAAAGCATTCATCAACACTTCTGATGACAGCGATTTATTCATCGGGGCAATCAATCGGACCACTGAAAATGAGTTTGAAAATGAGCGAAGAGAAATTAATCCAGAGTATGAGGTTAAGAAAAATGCCAATACTGAATCACTTGATATTAAGCCGGAAATTATTGAATCACCAAAAGCTGAGAAAAATCCAGAAATCAAACAGGAGAAAGAGCCTGAGCCAGTCGGAACTGCAACTGCAGAAGACGACGCTCCACCGTTCTAATGATTGAAATCACGACACTTGCTACTGGATCGAAGGGGAACTGCTACTACATCACGGATGGCCACACGCCCCTTCTCCTGGAAGCAGGCATCAAGTTTCGAGACGTTCAACGGAAGTTGAACTTTCAGACACGGGATATTAAGGGTTGCTTGATCACGCACGAACATAAAGATCACTGTAGCGGCGTTCCCGAGGTTCTGAAAGCCGGAATCACCTGTTACCTATCCAATGGCACAAAAGACGCCCTGGGCATCGAGCATCACCGAATCATGGCTGTCGAGAACAAGAAACAATTTCAAATCGGCACATGGACCATCTTGCCGTTCGATGTACAACACGATGTCTCTGAACCATTCGGATTTCTACTGGTCAATACAGCTGGCGATAAGCTGCTGTTCGCGACAGATACCTATTACATTAAGTACAAATTCCAAGGTCTTACCCACTTGATGGTTGAGTGTAATTACTCACAAAAGATATTGGACGAAAACATTTTATCTGGGAGAACACCAGAAGTCTTGAGGAAGCGATTGATGCGATCCCACTTTTCTTTAGAGAACATTAAAGAATTTTTAAAGGCAAATGACTTATCGGAGCTGCAGGAAATATGGCTGCTTCATCTATCAGATTCCAACAGTAACGAGGAACAGTTTCGAAAAGAAGTAGCGGAGCTGACTGGGAAGATGATTTATATACCGTAATGAGTTGAGGAGGCGCAAGGGATGAGCAAGTACAGACAAGTGCAAGTCAGTTTTTGGCAAGATGCTTTCGTTCTGGATCTAACACCTGAGGAAAAATACTTTTATATCTATCTCATGACCAATAGTAAATCAACACAGATTGGTATCTATGAGCTACCCAAGCGAATTATTGAGACAGAGACTGGCTATAACCGTGAAACTGTCGAGAAGCTGCTACAACGCTTTGTCGATTACGGAAAAATCGGTTACTACGAACCTACAAAGGAAATCTTCATCTTCAATTGGGCGAAATACAATTGGAACAACAGTCCAAAAGTAGTTGCCAGAGTCCAGATGGAATTGAAAGAAGTAAAGCACAAACCATTCGCTTTAAAGTATCTCGAATTAGCCAATGAAGTTAAATCAGATACTGTATCGATACTGTATAACAGGGCTACCGATAGTCCCGAGATACTCAGCCGTAAAGAGAAAGAGAAAGAGAATGATAAAGAGAAGGATAAAGAACAACAACAATCAGAAGAACGAGAACAAAAACCAGTTGTTGCTGCTGATGGTCCCGGAAAAGCATTTCGCTTCTACGAACAAAACATCAGCCACTTGGTGCCGCATATTGCTGAACGAATTTCCATCATGATTGATGAATCATCTGAGGAGTTGGTTCATGAGGCATTGAAACGTTCAGTCGAAGGCAATGCGCGTAACAAAATGAATTTTGCTGACAGCATCCTTTCATCTTGGAGAAGTCAGAAGATCATGACGCTGGCCGATGTTGTAGCTGCAGACAAAGAATTCGAACGACGGAAGCGAGGGAACCCGAATGGAACCACTCCAAAGCATCATGCAGGATCTCCTGACGAAGACTGGGACGGAATCTCACTCTGAAGGCGTTCGGTGCGAACATTGCAACGAAATTGTTCCGCCACTTGAAATCGACGTCTTAGGCAAGACTCGCTGGGTGCAGCCAATCTGTAAATGTGAAGCGGATATCCAGAAGGCAGAGCTCGAGACATTCAAGAATGCGCAGCGTGAACGAGAGGTGCGGGATTTGTTCTCCATCAGCGAATTGGGCAAACGGTTTGAGGAATCCAATTTTGCTAACTTTGATTCTCGTCCAGGTGCAGAAAACGCGGAAAAGATTGCTCGGTACTATGCAGACAACTTTGAAGAATTCGGTCTCGAATCCATCTTGCTTTGGGGTGTGCCGGGTAATGGGAAATCACACTTAGCAGCAGCTGTTCACAATCAATTGCGCAAACAAGCAAAAGTTGTGGTCTTTGTCTCGATGCCGGATCTGTTGAAGAAAATCAAGAATACCTTCGACAAAGGCAATACCGATAGCGAAGAGAAAATCTTGAAGGCATTGAACATCTGCGATTTGCTGATCATTGACGATATTGGCGCAGAGAAAACAAGCGAATGGGTACAGGAAATTCTTTTCTTGATCATCGATAACCGGTACCGCCGCAACAAACCGATTATGGCTACTTCCAATTTGGAGCCCAAGTTTTTAGAGGGACAGATTGGCAAGCGTTCTTATGACCGCATCTTAGAAATCTCACAGCCAATTGAAAACAAAGCGACCAGTTACCGCCGGCAAATTGCCAAAGGACGCTTATCGAGGTTTGACGACTTACTCAAAAACTAGGAGGAACCCCAATGGATAAATTACTGAACCAACTCATCCTAATAGCCGGCGCGTGGCAAAAGAACGAAGATCCTGTCATCGAGCAGCAGTTTAGCATTTTGTTTGAGGAGTTGAAGCAGATTACCAAGCTGGATCATGAGGCTGCTGTAGCGCTTATCAATAATCATCGAGTTAGGAGAGTGGCGGCGTGAGAGAGATTAAATTCAACTTTTATAACACGCATACAAAACAATATACACGCTGGGAAGAATCGAATGCCGGCATGAATATGTGTTCCTTCTTCACGCATGAACATTTGAGGTTTTTGCAGTACACCGGCCTAAAAGACAAGAACGGCGTTGAGATTTACGAGGGAGATATTATTCAAGCGGATTCTTCTTCGCCAATAGGCAATGAAGTTACAGCGCAAGTTTATTTCAAAGAGGCAGGATTTGCATTACTGACTACACGCGGAAGCGATACGAGCATAGGATATTTAGTCATGATTTGCCCCTTTGCAGAAGTCATCGGAAATATCTATCAACATAAACATCTCTTGGAGGTGCAGCATGACTAAACAAGCAGAAGATCTGCAGTTCCTTAAAGACTTACAGAAGCAGATTCGCTACGAAAGCGAACATGATTACGATATGCAAGCATCACCGCGTTTCTGGGTGATTATGTCCTATCGTATTGCTCCAGGTAATGCAGATTGTGACAACGGCTATATGCAGCGCTACTGGAACAATGGTGATCATTCCGTTTTCGATGATTTTGAAGGTTTAAAAGAATTCATTGAAGATGATTACTCCGGGAATGACGAAGAAATTCCGGAAGATTTACAAGAAGCTATAGACAGTGGCAACTTTGATGAGCTTTGGGAAATGGTCCACGAAGATTACAACGAAGACGGGTATTACAGCGAAACGTTCGTGAAAGAAGAAGAGTATATCGTGCCCAATACGCTGTTCCTGACCAAGGAAGAAGCGAAGCAGCACATTGTATGGAATAAGCATAACTTGTCCAGCAAAGCTCACACATATGCTATGACGGCACTCAGAGCGCCGAAAGTTGAACGGCTGCTGAAAATCCTGAATGAATTTGATTTTGATTCATTGGAGGTTAAAAAATGAAAACCATGTCACTAATCGGCGGCATCGACTTATACGCATTCAACAAACGTTTCAAGTCTGAGGTCAGTCCGGCTGGACGCTCGGTATTCTTTTTATCGGAAAACGGACGGGGGATCGAGCTGGAACATGCGAAGACATTGCTTGCTGAAAATCAAATTTTAACTGTCAAAGAAATCTATGTTGGACGTTCGTCTTCAACCGTCGAGTTCGAAGAGTTCCCAGGAAGAAAATTTAACACAGTTATGTTCGCTGACTTGGATGATTCAGAAGAAGAGGAAGAGGACGACTTGTGGCTGCCGTTCTAAATTTTTTTACTCTTTCAATACCAATTTTTTCTTAAAAGTGAGGATTTAACGGAAATAGATTGGAAAACAATTGAAGGAGGACGGGACATGAAGTATTGGCATAAACACATGGGCTTTTGGGTGGAAGAACTAAAAGGCTATGGCATCTATTACGGGCCGAATGGTGAGGCGCTCGAGGACATGGAGTATCACGATCTTAAAGCCTATATGGTGAAAGTTCATTTGCAGCGGGACATTGAAGTGAAAGTGAGTCCGTGGTTCTGATGACAAGAGCAAAGTGGCTCTTGTTGTATCGATGGGAAATCGGACAAAAGGTTTGGCTTTACGAACCTTTGAAGTCAGGCGGAATCAAAAAGAGGCAACAGGAAGGGTGGCGAATCGTGGGATGAACTATCAACAAGTTTCTGCACTCAAGAAAAATGAACGCATTGAAGTTTGCGAAAACGGCAAATGGAAAAAAGCAACATTTCAAGGGTTTATCAACGGTGCTGATCCGGCTGCTTGGATTGCCTACGATGAACGGCAAACGGTGCCGGGTTCAATCATTGCAACAAAAGTCTATACAGGCCTGCAATTCACAGAAGAATACTGGAATGCTCAATATAAAAATTCGATATTCCGTAGCATCTCAGAAGAGGAACTGAATGCGGAGCTGTTGGAACACATGGAGGCGAGTGGTTGAGATGTTGATGACACCTGAAACGAAAGCGCTGATTGATGAGCGCAAGAACGAATATACCGGTGGCAAAGTAAAGGATGCGAATTATGACAAGTTAGTTGCGGCCATTCCTTACTGGAAGCCGACACGTGAAATTAGAACATTTGGTATCTCGGCCATCCAACAGATTTGCGGATGCGGATTCAAAGATGCAATGGAGCTGCGTGACACTCTTGAATACCAGGGTGGATTGCCAACTAAAAAATGGAGTGACGGCATTTAGTTGCCGCACTTTTGATGGAAACACTGAATGGAGGATGGATCCGGAATGAAAACAAGATCACCGTTAATCTGGTTCGGCGGAAAAAGTAAACAAGCCGATTTCATCATGAGTAAGATGCCAGATCATAAAGTTTACATTGAACCATTCGGCGGAGCTGCACATGTGATTGCTCAAAAGAATCGAGTGAATCATGAAGTTTATAACGACATTGATGGCATTGTAGTCAACTTCATCATGCAATCGATAGAAAACACAGAGAAACTAATTGAACGCTGTACCGAGCTTCCATACAGCAGAGAACTATACGAACGGTATCGGAGGGAAGAAATGCCTCGAGATCCTTTCGAACAAGCAGTGAGATTCTTTTACCTGAATCGTTCGGCCATATCAAAAGGAAATGCAGAAGAAGTGCCAAAGACAGGATGGCGGCACAGCACCAGCTCGAGTCAGAATCCGGCAATGGGTTACATCAGCGCTTGCCAGATCATTAGAGGATTTGCCAAAAGAATGCAGGGCGTCATGATCGAGCGAATGGATTTCAGAACACTTATTGAGAAGTACGATTCTCCAGAGGCATTGTTTTATGTTGATCCACCGTATGTCGGCCGAGAAAAGTTTTATGCTGGTGGATTCACGTTAGAAGATCATTACGCGCTTGGGAAATTGCTTAATCAAGTTCAAGCGAAAGTAATTTTATCTTACTATGGTGATCCAATTATTGAAGAGATATATGGCCACTGGACTATTGAAAGACATGGTGCATTTAAACAAGCGGTAGGTGGTCAAAACGTGGGTGGCCAGGCAGAAGAATTGCTGATTATGAATTACGAGACTAAACAACTTCAATTGTTTTAGTGCAACGTCCGCACAAAAAGCGCGACTAATAAAAAGGTACCGTCATTCGTGTCGGTACCAACAAGGAGGAAAACCGTGGTCATGATATTGAATGCTGCAGTCCTAAGTTTTTGGGTTGTTACTCCCATTATCTTTTTAAATAGCTATCGTAAATTTCTGAAAGAGGAAAAAGCTCAAGTGGTGGAAGTGCCGAGAAAAGGATAGGGGGAATCGTTGATGAATCTAACAAATTTATTTGAGACGCAAAAACTACTGGATGAGGAGATTGAAAAGAAGCATCCAGTGCAGCCAGGGGAAAACAGGCTTCGCAAAAAGATTCTCGCCACTTTAACAGAAGTGGCCGAATGCGCAAATGAATTCCCCGAGGTTTTTAAGTTTTGGTCAAACAAGAAAAACAATACCCAAAAAGGATTGGTTGAACTGGTCGATATTCTTCACTTCTTGCTATCGATAGGCAATGAACACAGAAAAGTAATTGTTCCTGCACAAGATATCAAAAAGAGTAGCGATACTGAGGATTGCATGATCGACTTATGTTTCCAGATTTCCTGTATCGAGTTTGTAGAAGAAGCGTACTCATTAGCTTTCTACCGATACTCGGAATTAACTCAACGACTCGGCTTTAGTTGGGAAGAGATTGAGCAAAGCTATATGGAAAAAAATAAGATCAACTATCAGCGCCAAGAAGCAGGCTATTGATATGACTACCATCCACAACCGTAAAGTAGGGGAGAAATACCGGCCGACTGTGGAAATCGTAAAAGCAAAAAAAGACAGAGTTACCGTTATCAACATCAATGGCGAATATTACCGTTTAGATTTAGATACAACGCAAAAAGAAGAGAAGGCAAAGAACTTGCCGCTTGTGGCCAAAAAGCACCGCTTGAAGCAGATGGGACGAACTTGAATGACGAAAGAAGAACGAGAGGCCATGATCCTCACTTTATCCGTAATGACATTTAAAGCACCTGAGTACTTTGACAAAATGAACGACCGGCGATTAGCAGAAGAATATGATCGCATGATGGAAATAGTTTGAGGGGTGAGCCATTGGAGACAATCAGTTTTGAAATTATGGGAGAAGCACAAGCCCAGGGGAGACCGAGAGCCGGGAAGAGTTTTTCCGGCAAGACGGTTCTCTACGATCCGGCAACATCCAGGGACTTCAAAAAATACGTGAAGCTCGTAGCTTCTCAGCATAAGCCACAGGAGCTCATTACAGGACCGGTACATCTGGAAATGACCTTCTATCAGCCGACACCTAAGAAATATCATACGAAGCCAAAACAAGCGTTAATTGAAGCGGGATTACTGCTGCCGGTTACAAAGCCCGACGTCGATAATCTGGCGAAGGGTGTGAAGGATGGACTGACTAAGATCATCTGGCAAGACGATAGCCAAGTGGTGAGTATGTTGGTCAGAAAGTTCTATAGCATGACGCCCAGGGTTGAAGTGCAGATTAGCTATTGATAAAACATATACCTGTTCATTTTTAAGAACAGGTATATGTTTCGTTCAGTTGAAAATTTTTTGTAAAAGATTCATCTCGGGTAATGGCCATGTAGTTTTAGTCAATTCTTTTTTCATAATGTCTTCAAGAGGAATTAAATAGGTTTTTTCACTTTCTTCATTAATTTCAGAATTGGGATCTTTCGAACAAATGCATATATCTTTATTATACATTCGAATAATATAAAGGTTATCACTATCGACTTCAGGCAGAACTATTTGAAATTTGTAATGACTCTTAATGCGAAAGTTTTGAACTACTTTAATGATTTTACCCACGAGTAAAAATGATACTAAAGCTATGAGCAAAGAGAGAATGAATACAGCCACAACGTAATTGAAGTCAATAACTTCATTTTCAATACCAGAAAAAAGCATAATAATACAAAAAGCCTCGATGAAAATGATGAAAGAAAGCATAGAAAGTCTATAATAATAAACTTTCAATTTTAGTTCATCCGTAAAAAAGGCCTGACTTAGTTCGGATTTAGAATTTAAAGAATTGTACTTAATTAGGAAGCTAATACAAGTAACTAATAATGCAATTACTCCTGAAATAATTCCAATTGCTACGATAATAATCACTCTTTCGTTGTTATTTAGCGAGCTAGGCTAATTGTAAATATAGAAAATTATACCATAGGAGGGAACAATTTTGAGGATGGAACCGGTAGAAATTTCCGAGACAGGGGAACTAAAGTTGGATATAATGAAGTTACCCATAAATTGTGTTCTGATTATTTCAGAAGGCCGAGTTAAGATGGGTGAGCTTCCTCCATATGCTGAAACGCGTATCAAGACGCATGGCGGGAAAGTTAAGCATGTGAATTTTGATGAGGGGGAAGAGTTTTGAGTAGTGAAATAATAGTTATGATTACAGCTTTGCTTAGTGCGCTATTAGGTGCATCGCTACCTGTGGCAGGCAAATTTATAGAGCTTAAGATAAAAAGAAAATCTGATTTAAAAGAAAAACACGAAGAGGTTATTCGCATTATATTGAGCGACTTTTTGCCGGAAATTGATCAAGCATTGAACTCAATTGAAGATTACTATGAAGCGGTCGATGATGTGAAGGTAGATTTTAATCTAGCTCGTTTATATGAAATAAATGAATTGTATGTTAATAAAATAAAAAATAGCTCACCACTAGAATTAATCGCAGACTTAGGAGAATTAAATTTCTCGATTAAGAGTTTAAATTACCTAATGATATTAGATGTTACAGAGGGAATTAAGTTTCATTATGATGAAGTATATTTAGAAGCAAAGGAATATTATAATAATCTAAAATTGAGAATTAATAAAACATATTTATAGTCCCACCAGACAACTGGAGGACACATGACAGCTTAACCGCTGTTTTGTGTCCTCTTTTTTATTTACTTAAAAGGAGAGATGGGGTCATGAGAACAATTCAGCAGCCACTTACAGAAAAAGGACTCTCAGATGGTCCAGGACGCATTGAACAAAAACCAAATGCAAATACTAACAGACAGATAAAAGAAACCTATAGCCGCAAAGAATGGGAAGAATTAATGGGCTTAAATCGTCCGACTTATCAAAAGCAAGGCGGCACTGTCCGGAGAAAACGATAGGGGGAATCAGAATGACATTCAATGACATGGAGCAATTGATCAGGGATTATCGCTGGATAAAAAATGAAGTAACACGGCTGCAACTAATCATTTACGGCTACCAGGTTCCCATGAACAGTTGGGGAGTTGCTCAGTACGGAATTGATGCTGCTATGCCGAAAGGTTCCTCCATCCGCAGCGTAGAAGAAATGGACGCTATGGATCTGCGCGATAAACGACAGTGGGATCGCTTAAAGAAATACGAGTCTTATATCTATGCGGTAGAGAAGGCGCCCGATTTCTTAGCAGGAGAAAAGAACAAAATTGTATTTGATTGCATGCTCGAAGGAATGAGTTACCGGAAGATCGGCAGCCATCTTGAAATATCCCGGGACAAAGTAAGAGAAGTTAAAGAAGACATTATCAGCCAATTATGCCAAAACGGCCATTTTAGTCAATTGTTGAATTGCGACAAATGCGCATAGTACACTGGAAGGCAGGTACGGGTAGGCAGGTTGTTCGAGTGATACACCTGGCTGCACGTTCAATTGAATACGGAATTTAACCCCTATCACTGGGGCTTTGAGCACCGTCACTTGGAGGTGCTTAGACTTTTTTATTTTGTGGGTAATATTGTATTTAAAGGTTTTTATTACTCCTCTAACGAATTTTAATAATATGGAGGAGGTGATAAGAATGAAATTATCTGAAGAACAATTAAAACAAGTAGAGCAAGCTCTATTAGAAAAAGGTATTGATTTGATTTGTAAAGAATGTGGCACTAAGGGTGCGGTTATAGTTGACGAAATAATAGTTTACAAACAAGCAAGTGGAGGAATAATGCCTGCTATCATGACTGGGTGCAGTAATTGCGGTAGAACGACTTCTTTTATGGCAAACAGATTAGTGCCCGGATTAGTGCCGCATGGTAGCCTAAAAAATTAGTTTTTGAAATTATGAACGTCTCTTCGGAGGCGTTTTTATTATGTCTAAAAACGCGACTAGCATAGAGGAGTGAATGCCTTTGAAAGATTTAGTGAAACGCAAGAAATCTGAGGTTCGGTATTGTGAAGCTCTTAGCAACGGCCAGCTCTTGAATGTTTACTTCTTTCGCAATAGAGAATCGGTACTTGAAAAAGAAGTAGATGTCTGGAATGTAGCGGTAATGATTTCCAAAACTCGCAAGCAAGCAAATGACTGGTTTAATCATACGAGCAAGCAGGATGACGAATTGATTACTGGCTGTTGTGGACTTGAGGGGTTGAAGAAGTCTTTGGATATCATCATCCAGTTTAGAAATAGTTTGAAAAAGAATGAGTATTTGTTTGTTCGTCCGAGTGATGATAAACGCAAGAGTGCCTATCGACGGTTGAAAAAATATGAATTTGAAGAATTTTATTTAGATGATGATTTTTACACTTATGCTGCTGTGAATCCTGCTTATTGGACATGGGTAGAAAATTAAATGGGTTATTTTATTAAGGGGGCGGCAGGTGATGTAAATGGCCAGAAAAAGAGATCCACGCAGAGATGAAGCGTTTGAGATATGGAAGAAGCATAAAGGCGATATTAAGTTAAAGGATATTGCTGAACGGTTAGGTGTCCTTGATACTCAAATACGTAAGTGGAAGAGCCAAGATAAGTGGGAACCTTCCAAAGGGAACGTTACTAATTCGAAAAGGAACGTTACCAAACCAAAAGAAGATAAAGAAGTCTTTGTTGAGTCGGAAGGGTTAACCGATAAGCAGAGGCTTTTTTGTATTTACTACATTAAGAGCTTTAATCAAACAATGGCAGCTATTAAAGCAGGCTATAGTCCGGACAGGGCGCACGTCACCGGAAGTGAACTGGTAAGAAATCGTAAGGTCGGCGAAGAAATACGGCGGCTTAAAGGTGAAATGCGACAGGGCATCTTCATTGATGCGATGGATATTCTTGAGAAGTATATCAAAATCGCTTTCTCTGACATTACGGACTATGTTCAATTCGGCACAAGAGAATCACCGGCAGTCAATATTGTTACTGGCGAACCACTCTTAGATGGAAACGGCGATCAAATCATGCAGCCGTATACGTATTTGGATTTAGGTGAATCTGCAATAGTTGACGGATCCTTACTTACAGAAGTTAAACAGGGTCGAGATGGCATTTCTGTAAAGCTTGCTGACAAGATGAAAGCTTTAGAGATGCTCTCGAAGTACTTCGACTTATTGTCTGAAGATGATAAGAAGCAGTTGCAGAAAGAAAAGCTGAAAGTCGACATCGCAAAATCGAATGCCGAGATTGAAAAAATCAATGGCGATGACGACGGCGGCCCAATCGAAATCATGATCAGCCGAAAGGGTGGTCGCTGATGGTTCTCGTTGAAAAAGAAGCCAATCCTCATTTCGAGGATTTTTTGTTTGACTGGAATCAGAAGTTTCAATTCCTGGTAGGCGGTTACGGGAGCTCGAAAAGTTACCATGCCGCTCTCAAGCTGATTATGAAGCTGCTGGAAGAGAAACGAACCGCTCTTGTCGTGAGGGAAGTCTATGACACACATCGGGATTCAACCTATTCGTTGCTTGAAGAAATCATCAATGAGTTGGGATTAGAAAATCGGATTCGCTGCGTAACTTCTCCCATGCAGATCCGCTTCCCAAATGGTTCGAAGATCATCTTCAAAGGAATGGACAAGACAGCCAAGCTGAAATCCATTAACAACATATCGATTATCTGGATTGAGGAATGCTCAGAAGTGAAGTATTCAGGCTTTAAGGAATTGCTCGGACGGCTGAGACATCCTTTCTTGGATTTGTTCATGATTTTAACAACGAACCCTGTGAGCGAAATCAATTGGACATTCAAGTATTTCTTTAAGGACCAAAAGAAAAAGATCCTGGTCCTGGACGACCAAGAACTTTATAAACGCCGCACAATCGTTGTGGGCAATACGTATTATCATCATTCAACAGCAGATGACAACTTATTCCTTCCCGAAAGCTATGTGGAGCAGCTGGACGAACTGGAAGCGTTCGATCCGGACTTGCACCGCATTGCTCGAAAAGGGCAGTTTGGTGTAAATGGTATTCGAGTCTTTCCGCAATTCCGTGTCAAATCGCATAGTGAAGTCATGGCTGAGATTGAACGCATCAGACGGCCACTCAAGAGAACCGGAATGGACTTTGGTTTCGAGACATCCTATAACGCATTGGTTCGCATGGTCGTGGATCGAGAGAAGCAAATCCTCTACATCTTCGGTGAATACTACAAGAACCGTCAGACTGACGACGTGACCGCTGAGGACTTGAAACACCTGAAGCGGGAGAACATCAAGGCTGATCCAGCAGAACCTAAGACCATCGCCTACTTTAGTAAGAGCGGCTTTCGTATGGAAGGTGCGAAAAAGTTTGCCGGCTCCCGCTTACAGTACACGAAAAAGGTTAAGCGGTTCACACAGATTATTTGCTCGGATGAATGCGAGAACACCATCTTCGAGCTGGAAGATTTAACATTCAAGGTCAATAAGCAAGATGAAATAGTCGAAGATGATTTCTCTATTGATCCGCACACACTCTCGGCCATCTGGTATGGCTTGGACGATTATGAGGTAGCGGATTTAAAAGGAGATTCAGTATTCAGTAGCGCGAGGGGGTATTAGAGCATGAACGAATGGACAGAATGGAACGAAGCGGTAGTCAAAGATGCGCATGGCGACATTCACAATTACCGAAAACTATATAACGGACAGCATATTGATCTTTTCCCTCGTGCGAAACGCTTAATTGAGGAAGAGGAAGCTTACGATGCTGATGAAATTGACGGCAAAGTCTCGGCGAATGTTAAGACGCCGTACATCATCGCTAACTTAGCAAAGCCTATTTGTGAGATTCCGGCAACGTATGTCAGCCGCTCCATTGGGAATGTGAAATCATCCATTGCCTATAACGAGCGGACGCAAGAGCAGAGTGAGTCGGACAATATCATCGAAGGACCTGAGGGTGATGCGGTTAATAATAGAGTCGAGGATTTGCAGCAGGAAACCATTGACCAGATCACAAAGAACAGCCGTTTGAAATTTAGACATTGGCAAAACGTGGTGCAGCATCAGATTGACGGCGGCATTATCGGCGTACCCGTGATGGACGATATTGGCATTCGTATTGATTTTAAAAAGCGGGACCTGTATTTCCCTCATGAAGATGGATTGGGAATTGATTTGCCCTACTACTTTAAAAAAGATGACATCGAGTATCTGCATGTTTATACAGAGCGCGTGGAAATCGATAACACTGAAAACGACCGCTCTTTGATCACGAGCAATACCTTGTATCAATTAGGAACAAGCACCAGTTTAAGAGCGCTTGATGAAGACGAAACGAAAAGAATTCTTGGAATGGAAGAGCTCATTAAAATATATGAAGGCCGCTCCACTCCATTTATTATGTATTGGGCCAATGATCCGACATTTGATGAGCCTAATGGGAAGAGCGTGTTAAAAGGACAGTTTGGTCGCCAGGATGAAATCAACTGGACGTTGACCAAGGCTTCTTCTATTTTCACGAAGAATGGCGAGCCGAAGATGGCCGTCTCAAAAGAAATCTTTCAAGCGGCTCAAGATAAATCATATGAGCGGTATCAAGAAGAAGGAATCATTGATTATCGGGATTTAAATATCGTTACCTACGACGAAAACGGGAAAGCCATGGAGCTCATTCAATTGGACACAACGAAGATCGGCAACATGGAGTGGGTACGGTCCCAACAGCGGGACATGCTCGCAGAAACGCGTACCAGCGAAAAGGCGGTCGATTTGTTCTCTGAAGGGAGCGGCGCCCAATCCGGTGAAGCGAAATGGTACGACCTGCTGACATCCATTATGAAATCCGAGCAGATACGTGATGAATACATTGCTTTCTTAAAGGAGCTCTATGAGTCAGCTTTGTGGCTTGTTCACTACGAGGAAAAGCAGAAGAATCCTGCAGTGCAGCCGCGCATCATCATTGAAGAGCCAAACATTGAAATGAGAGAAATGATTCCGTACAGCAGAAAAGAGCTGGTGGAGGAGAACATCAAAGCCTTCAAGGATGGTGCCCAGTCGCTTGAAACAACCCTTCGTAATATTCATCCATATGCTTCTGATGAGTGGATTGAAGATGAAATGGCGCGCATCGAAGCAGAGAAACAATCGGATGATACGACGACCTTGACTGCCGGGCGCAGTACATTGCTCAATTACATGGATAATCGAGACGCTAATGGTCAGACCGTAGAGGAGTGATTCTATGAATGAAGAGCAGCTGCTCAAATACTTTGAAGAAATCATTCTGGAACTCTCGATAGCTATTGCTGAAAAGGATTTAACGGAAGAAGAGCAACAAGCTGAATTGGCTGAAGAGATTCAATTGTTATTTGAAAGCTATGGAGCGGCCATCCTCGAAGCGATTCCGCAATTGATTATCGAGAAGTATTTCGGTGGTGTGGATCAAGCGACTGGGCTTCTGGTGAATGCTGGGGTGGCTGTCCAAGCAACTGCCGCTTTGACAGTTGGCGGACTTGTCGCTAAAGAATATCAGAAGAAGATTCATCTGGATGCTGTCGCAGAAATACTGGACGATACCTTATCAGACCTACAAGCCGCTTTTCGGACCGCTGAGTTAAACGCGATCAGCAATATCAATGAAACGGTTGCGAACGTCAAAGGGGATATTGCCAAAGGGTTAATTATAGGCGATCCACGCAAAGTTATGCAGGCAAAGGTGGCCAAGTCCTTTTCTGAAGGCGGCCTTACATCTTTCGTGACGAAAGACAATAAGGAATTGCCTCTCGATTTCTACGCTATGACTGTCACACGAACGAAGATGCGTGATGCTGCTGTCAAAGGCTCTGCTGATCGTTACACGGATTCTGGGCAAGATTTGGTGAAGATAGTAGGCAATAGCGATTTGTGTGGCGTCTGTGCGAAATATCGCAACCTTGTTGTCAGTTTATCCGGCAATACGCCAGGCTATCCGAAGGTCGGGGATAACGGAATAAAGCTCCCGCCGTTTCATCCGAATGATCGCTGTGGTGTTCAGCCTTTTGTAGCTCGCTTTAAAACAGATGATGAAATAGCAGAAGCGAAAAAGCGCAATGGTCAATATGATCCTGAAAAGGATAATCGTACAGCTGCTCAAAAACGCGCGTATGAGAAAGAGCAAACAGCACGGCGTCAGGCGAATGCAGAAAAGAAACAGTTCATGCGTTGGCAACAGGCTTTAGGAGCGGACGCACCAAAGACATTAGGTGCTTTCAGAAGAATGAAGAGATCGAACAGTCCGAAGTTCCAAGAACTGCAATCGAATTACCGTAGCTTGATGCAGACGAAAACAGGGGAGTAGCCATGCGGCTGCTTCTTTTTTATGTATTTGAAAGGTGGTGATGGATTTGAAATGGTACCTAAAGCAATTGCTGCCACTAACCTACCGCACTCATTACGAAGAAGGTGGAGTCAGACACTTCACAGTTTGGAAAATGTGGTTCGGCCGTTCTTTTGCAATCGATGATTATATTATCGGGTAGGAAGGATGTGATCCATCATCTCCTTTGGTCGTTGGGTAACGACTAGTCCATATCCGCGATTGGCGACTTTAAACTTCGTGAGTATCGGTTCCTGCACCTTACGCAGAGGAGGTAATAACATGAAATCGTTTTACACCATGTACGTTTGGCTTGTGGCCATGATTCAAAACCTATTTAAAAGCGACCTTCCCGCTCCAACGGAAGAGAAACAATATAAGCCGCTCCAGCTTGATTTGCAGTTCTTTGCAGATGAAGGGGACGACGATGATTCTGACGACGACAATGATGATTCTGGAGACGATGACGACGCGGATGATGACGAGCCAAGCTTAGATGAGTTACTGAAGAATCCTGCCTTTAAAAAGCAGTACAATCAGAAGCTCAAAGATCAGTTGGGCAAACGCATGAAGAAATTCGATGGCGTGGATCCGGAAGAATTTAAACGTCTAAAAGCGGCAGCTGAAAAGAAAGACGGCAAAAAATCTGATGAGGATGACGATCCATCTAAAGATGTCGAGCAACAAAAACGCCTCCTGCGTGCGGAACGCAGAGAAAAGAAAGCGGTAGTGAAAGAGTTTGCGGTTGATAACGGCCACAATCCGAAGCTGCTTGCACGTTTGCTTGATGTCGATTCCATTGAATTGGATGAAGACGGCGAGCCGGAGAACTTGGATGAGCTCTTCGAAGAGTTAGAAGCTGAGTTTCCTGAGCATTTCGGTGCGAAAAATGAAGCCGATGATGAAGAAGAAGATGACAAATCTTCTAAGCAAAAGAGCGGGTACGTTGCCGGACGCATGCAAAAAGGAAACAAGCAGAAGAAAAAGGATCCAAAAGCACGCGGGCTTGAATTGGCCCAAAGAATTTATGGAAACAAGGAGGAAAAATAAATGGGAAACTTACAAACACGCCGTGATTCAACGGTCTCGCGTCCCGAATTCCTACGTAACGCTGTAGGTCTTCAATACAAAACAGGTAATGTTATTTTAGATGTTACAAAACTAACACCAGGTACAAACGTAAATGGCGGCACGGCTGTCCATTACAACGAAACTTCACAGATGTATGAGCCAGTTGTAGCTGAAACACCTGCAACGATGGTCGGAGCGGTTCTGACGCGCGATGCTACTAAAGTATACGCCGGACAAAATCCGATGGTTGGTGCCCTTACGGCATGCAACGCAATTGAGCAACGCTGCACAGGCGTAACAGCAAACTTCAAAGATGCTGTTAAAGGCCGCATTGTTTTTGACGTTTAAAATAAACAAGTTTAACTAAAAAGGAGGAACATAGAATGGTTTTAGAATATGAAGATTTCGCACAACCGACATTAACAACGTTCGTCGAGAACGTACGATCACCAAGAACTTACCCACTGGCAGCGGTATTCCCAGAAGAGCCGACTGACGACATTGATTTCGCTTACGGCATCATCACTCAGCAGTACGCAAAAGCAGCATCGATCACAGGGTTCAACTCATCCGCTCCGCTCCGTTCTCAAAAGGAATTGGAGAAAGTAACAGGGGAACTGTCAAAACTACAGCATGCCCTTTACTTGGATGAGAAGGACTTGTACAAATTTAGCAATCCACGTACAGATGCAGAACGTCAGCGCATTATTGACCGGACGCTTACGAGTGTTGGTGACTTGTCTATTGGTGTTCAAGACACGAAAGAGTTATTGCGTGCCCAGGCTACTTACAATGGCCGCATCGAGTACCGTGACTCTGTAAACAAAACAGGAGTTGATGTGGTTTTCGACCGTCCTGCTGGAAATGACATCACGACGACGGTTCCTTGGACTGACAAAGTGAATTCAACGCCGCTTGCGGATCTTGAAGCAGCTGTTACTCAGTACAAAGCCGAAAATGGTCAAGTGGCTCCTGCTCGTTTGCATATTACATCAGCGACTGAATCATTGCTTAAAGGGAACGAAGAAATTCGGGTTCAGGTATTTGGTTCTGTGAGCGGTGGATCTCGTCGATTGAATTCAGAGGACATTCAAGGTGCTTTGACAGAGCTGGGAATTCCACGTTATGCAATCGATGATAACTTTACTGTTATGGAAGATGTGGATGGCGATGACCTTATTGTTAAACACTTGTCCGATGACAAAGTGGTCTTGTTCGCAGATACACTCGGCAAGACAATGATTGGGCCAACGAAAGAAAAAGGTTGGGCAACAGGCGTCTTCGCTAAGCCGATTGTTATGGAAGATCCAGAAGGCGAAAAAGTAATCGTGGGCGAAGCAACATTCCCTGCATTCGAAAAACAAAACTCAACCGTCATCGTAACAATCAAATAATCAAGGGAGTGTCTAACTGGCACTCTCTTTTTCTATTCTCAAAAAACAAGGAGGAAACACAATGCCAAAGTTCACAGCTAATTCATACCTATCTCACAAAGGGGCTCTCGTGAAACCCGGAGCGGAACTGGAATTAACCGAAGAGCAGGGCAAACGCCTGGCTGATAAAGTCACGCCGCATGCATCCGTTCCAGAAAAGCCATTAGATGAAAAGACGGTTCCAGAGCTGAAAGCGGAAGCGAAGCAACTCGAAATCGAAGGCTACAACGATCTGAAAAAAGACGAGCTCGTTAAAGCAATCACTGAATCACAAAAGTAAGGAAGTGGTCTGAATGGACTTCCAATCCGTAAATACCTATTTAGGCAAGATGCGCAAAACAGCTGGATATTTCGACTTAGATGTTACCGACCAAGAAAAAGAAGTGTTTGAAGCGATTGAATTGTTGAAAGATAATTTCGAGGCGTCAAAGCTGACTGATCGGGCGGTGGCGTTGCAAGTCATCTATACACTGGAAGGCGAAGAAGAGGAATACGGCAAGCTGAAAAGGCATGGGGTTAAATCGTATTCCGTTAAAGGCGTCTCCGTATCGTTTGAAGGCACAGGGATTTCTCCTGATGTCATTAGTCTATTGCTGCCGAAAGAACACAAGGCGATGGTAGGTAGGCTCGTATGATGCCGCCTATGAAACAGCGCGTCATCGCCTTCTTGCCTGTCTTAGATGAAAACGGCAATATCAGCAAGGATGAATTCGGTCGTCCATTGAGTGAGCGCAAGGTCGATTCAAAAGCCCGGGTACAGTTTAAATCGCAATTGGTCCAGGACGCACAAGGTCAAGAGCATCGGGTAGCGCTCGAAATCGACATTCCACCGAAATTTAATCCGGATGTCGGTACCGAGGTTGAATACCAGATGATTGATGGCCGGAAAGCTAAAGGGGTTATCCGGGCAAAAGATGAAGCGGTCAATTTGACGGGATCTAAGGTTTATTATCGGACGGTGTTTGTCGATGGTTAATCGCGGATTGAACTTCAACTTTGACTTGGATGGACTGGCTGACTTTGAGGATAAATTGAAGGACATGGAAAAAGAATTTGTGCGAAATGTCGAAACAGGCATGCGCGAATACTCCATGTTGGCAGAAGAAGGTTCTCGATCACTTGCTCCGAGAGATAGTGGTGATTTGGAAAGTTCCATTCATGCCACTTTGCCGGTTTGGGTAGGTGACCGAATTGAGAGCAGCGTCGGTTCTAATTTGTCTTATGCCTTATCTGTACACGAACGTCCGCAAGTACCTGGTACTCGGGACAAATACGATAACGGCGTGAAGTTCGAACGCTATTACCTAAATGGTAAAGGGCGTCGGACTTTCAGAAAAGCGAACTGGCGTGGTTTGAAAGCTGGACGTAAATTTATTGAGCGAGCTGTAGTTGCTACTGAAGAAGAGTACGAACAGATCATGGCTGAAGCTCTCGAAAAAACATTAGGAGGGAATTAATGATACAGACATTCTTAAAAGATAAGCTGGACGAATTGCTTCCTGACCTAATGTGGACTGCGAGTTATCGGCCGACTAATGATAATGTGGGTACGGTTTATTACGAAGGCGGCGGAAAGCCCGCTCAGTATGACGTGCCAACGCGTTACCCACGGTATATGGTTTATGTCTCATCTTCAGACTGGAAATATGCTGAGTATGCTGCAGAGGCTGTATATGAGGCCCTTCATAAGCTTGAAAACGAAATGGTCGAAGTGAGTTTTTATAAAGATGGAAACGTGGTGGCTACCAAAAGCTACCGCGTTTTTTTGATCACCGCAGCAGGTGAGCCAATTGATCTTGGCGTCAGCAATGACGTGCGGGATTTCAGCATCAATTTTGATGTGACATTAACAGAAATCAAAGGAGGCAACACAATATGAATCCAGAAGTGCGAAAGATTCCGTTCGGCCAATCCAATTTTATTATTGGAGAGGGCGATGACATCATGAAATTCGATGGTAAAGAGCAGCTGCAGGCAGAGGGCGGAGAAGTTACACTAACACCGATGTTTGAGGACGTTAATATTGCGGATTATGGTCCGGCTGTATACGACAAGCGTTTCGTGGGAATGGAGACGGCAGTCACAATTGTTGCTGCAGAAGAAACCATTAACATCATGGAGTTAGCCATGGGCGCTACAACTGCCATTACTGCAACAGACGGAGGCGCAACTGTCGGCCTAATGGATGCAGCAATTGGCACGAGCATGCGAGCAAAAGGCAAGCGCGTATTCATTCACCCTCGTCAGTACGCAGATACTTACACTGACTTGGATATCACAATCTACAAAATGATTGCAGATGGCGAATACACACGTTCTGCTGCCAATGAGCAAGGAAACGTCACGGTTACATTGACTGGCCTTCCGCGTGATGGTATGGATCCATCTAAACCAGGTAACTTCTACTTCATCGGCGGTACTGATCCGAATGCAGCAGTACCAGCAGGTTGATAAATGGATTTGAGAGAACTATGGTTCTCTCTTTTTTTGTACTCAAATTTTAGGAGGAAAAGACAAATGACAAAAGTAACTTTGAAGATGAAAAAAGGGGAAACCGTAGAAAAATCGCAACACGAAATTGAATCACTGACCATCGAACAATTCCAAGAATCCATGGGTGTGATCAAAGAGGTATTTGAAATCGTGCAATCAAACGAGGCTCTTAAAGACATGTTCAATCAGTTTTATAAAGACGAAGAACTGGACGATAAGGAACTATCAATTGACCTCATCTTTCAATATGCCATTGGCGCATATGATTTATTGCTAATTAATCTGCCAGACCAAGCGATTCGCCTTGTTTCTGCTATGTCAGGCATTAGCTTGGATGTGCTGAAGAAACAGAAACTAGAAGATTTCTATGATTTCTACGATGCAGTCCTTGAAGAAAATGATATTGAAAAGTTGTTTAAGCGGGGGAAGTTGTCTTTAGCTACAACCAAGATCAAGCTCAGCTTCGCGAAGAAACTCAAGAAAGCGACAGCTTAATCAGTCCAACCATTGCAGAAGCATTTGTTTTCAAACTCGGAAAGGTACTGGGCGGCCGTAAGGAAGTTGTGACTGCACCAGCAGTGGAGTTGCTTCAGTTTATGGACATGGAGTTGAAGAAAGAAAACCAACAGGCGGAGCGCGAACGTGCACGGGTCTGGCTGAATTACCTGGTCAACGTATTCACTCAACCCTCTATGGGCAAAGAAGATCCTAAGTTTTCGATGGCCAAGAAAGAATTTATCGAATCGATTAAGCCGGAGCAGAAAAAAGGGCCAGCTAAAGTTTACGAATATGACTTCGAACTTATGAAGAGACTGAAAGCGTCACAGGAAGGAGGATGATGAATGGCAACAGTCAGAGAATTAAAGGCGATGTTTTCTGCAGAAACTAAAGGCATCAAGGCAGCCTTTAAACAGATTCAGCAGGAAGCAGCCAAATTAAGCGGTACCACGAAAAAGACAACCGATGATGTGAATAAGCACTACAACAGCCTGACTCAATCAACGGACAAGCTTAAACGTGCATTAGAAGAGACGAACAACGTTGAAGCGTTCTCCGAGTTAACAGAAGCCTCTGAACTAGCACAAGAAGAGCTTCGGGAGACAGGCAAGGTCAGCGAACAAACCATGAATGATATGGAATCTGCTGTAGAGGATGCGGCTCGACGATTCAATTCATTGGGCCCGGATGCTCGTTCTAGTTTTGATGTAGTGGGTCGAGCCATTGAGGATATTAACGGAGATCTTGCTTCTTTACGCGATACTGCCGGCGATAGTTTGGACACGTTGGTTGATGCACAAGCAGATGCGGTACAAGGCTTTGAAAACTTGGGACAATCAGCAGGACGCATGAGAGATTCCATTCAAGTTGCCGGTCAGACAGATACCTTTTCTGAATTAACGGAAGCTGCAGACAGAGCGCAGCGTGAAATTGAAGAAACGGGATCTGTTACTGAAGACACGATGCAAGTACTGAGAAATGCGGTCGATGGATCGAGTTCGCACTTCAATTCACTTAGCATTGAAGCACGTTCAAGTTTGTCTGATGTCGAAAATGCGATTAACTGGATCAACGATGATTTAGCTCGATTGGAGCAGGCCTCTCAAAATAGCTTGAATGGATTGAGCGGAGCTTCTCAGAACGCACAACAGGATTTAAACAATGTTGGCGACGAGGTTAACGAATTAGACAATGAATTACAAAATCTCGGTGATGATAACGGCTTACAAGATGTCAATGATGATGCGGAAGAGTTAGGCGACACACTTGGTTCACTTGGTGGCGCAGGCGGTGTTATTGCAGGTGTCGGTGGTGCTTTCTTAGTTGCAGCAAGTGGTTTACTTGGTTTTGTAGCAGCAGGCGCCGGTGTCATCGGCTTTGTAAAGTCCAGTGATGAACTAAAGAGAGCTGTCAATGGTCTTGAAGCTTCAACTGGCGCAACCAATGAAGAAATGGATGAAATGCGACAGTCGTTGATTGATATTTACGGAAATAACTACGGCGACGGTTACGAAGATATTGCTACGTCAATAGGTGAAGTCAAGAAAGCACTGAATTTAACGGGAGACGAGCTGGAATTGGCTACAACTAAGGCGCTGCTGCTTAGAGATTCATTAGGCTGGGAAGTCCCTGAAACCATGATTGCCGTTAGAAGTATGATGGTTAATTTCGGATATGACGCTGAAACGGCCATGAACCTGTTAGTTCAGGGTGAGCAGGACGGCATCAACGTTGCTGGTGACTTACTAGATGTGTTCAACGAATTTTCAGGGGCGTTCAATGACCTTGGCTTTAATGGCGAAGATGCAATGAACATGATCCGAAGCGCGATGGATGCCGGAGCAAAGGACGCAAGTATCGCAGCCGATTCTGTCAACGAGTTCGCTACATTGATTCGTGATGGTTCTGATGCAACTAAAGAAGCTTTGCAAGATGCCGGATTAGATGCAAATTCGATTCTAAAGGAATTCGACAAAGGTGGTCCAGCTGCAGCTGCAGCATTCCAAAAAGTTACGGAAGCAGTTGGCGGAATCGGCAGTCAAGCCAAGCAAGAGCAGGTTGCTGTGTCGCTATTTGGTTCAATGGCTGAAGATGCCGGCGTAAAAGCTGTACTTGCACTCGGAGACGCAACTGGGCAAGTGGATGCAACGAAAGATACACTGACCGCTATGGACAGCGTTAAATATGACACACTTGGCGAAGCGATAACCGGAGTTGGAAGAAAAGCGGTAGCTCATGTTCTAATTCCGTTGCAAGACAAAGTAATGCCTGGTGTAAATGGTGCCATTAACGGAACTATCTCAAATATCGGTAGTTTAGTCGAGGCTTTCGGTTCCTTCATCCGAGGAGATGAGTCATCTGAAGATATCTTGAGTAGCTACGGGCTCGATCCAGACAATTTCAAAGGCGTTCTGGATGCCATGAACTTGATCCCTCACGCTTTATCTCGTATTCGAAGTGGATTCACAACTGTTGGAGACGTAGCAAAAGCGCTATTTGCTTTATTCCGTAACCAAGATGGTACGGCGATTGAATTATTGGCTGGACTCGGACTGGATCCACCGCAAATACAAGCGGTGATGAATGCGGTAGATAATGTTAAAAATGCCTTTACTGGATTCCTTTCATTCGTCGGTGACAATATCGATCGAATGAAGAACTTGTGGTCTTCCGGAGGTTCGGACATATTCGGCACCATTAAACGAGTCTTTATTGATTCGTGGCCAACTGTAAAAGAAACCTTGGCGGCAGTCGTTGGATTTATCGGCGGTCAGATTGCGAAGATCCTAGAGTTTTGGAATGAAAATGGCTCGCAAATTATGGCAGCTGTATCCAACATCTTCAATGGCATCATGGCAGTGGTCGAGTTCGTTATGCCGCTTGTTCTCGGTATTATCAAAATGGTATGGACAAACATAAAAGGCGTTATCTCCGGTGCACTGGATGTCATTATGGGACTTGTTAAAGTGTTCTCGGGTCTTTTCACCGGCGACTTCTCCAAGATGTGGGAAGGGCTCAAACAGGTATTTATGGGAGCGGTCACGTTCTTATGGAACTTTGTGCAGCTTACTTTCTTCGGAAAGATTCTTGGGGGTCTCAAGGTTTTCATTTTAAGTTTCCGTACGTTTTTTGACGATTTATGGAAAGGTATTATTTCACTTTTCAAAGGACAGACAAATTCGGCTATGACTACCATTCAGGTAGCTTGGCAAACGATCTTACGAGAAACAAAGTCAGTTTTTAATAACATCTATTCCTTTTTTAAAGACATTTTCCTATTTATTAAAAACGTCATAACAGGTGCGGTAAACGGATATCTTCGTATAATTCGAATCACATGGTCCACAATTTACAACACAACTCGTTCGACATTTACGAATGTGTGGAATTTCTTCAAGTCAATATTCACGACAATTCGAAACTTTATTTCAAGCTCCGTAACGGGCATCTACACAAGAGTAAGAGATACCTGGTCGATGTTACGGACCAACACGTCAAATGCGTTCCGTGATATTTTCAACGGCATTAAGTCAAGATTCACTAATATCGTTGATGCAGCCAAAGCGTTGCCGGGGCGTATCGGTGACGGCATTGGCTCAATGGCATCAAAAGTAACTTCAGGAGTCACAAAAGTCATAAATAAACTGGCTTCGACTCTTGGAAAAGGCGTAAACGGTGTCATCGGCGGGATTAACTGGGTGCTCGATAAAATCGGAGTAGACACTGACATACCTAAATGGACGGTTCCGGAGTATGCACAGGGTACTAAGCATAGGCGAGGAGCGCATCCGGGCGGCCCGATGATCGTTGGCGATGGAACGGGTAGCAATAAAGGGCCTGAACTAATCGAGACACCAGACGGCAAGCAGATGCTCTCTCCTTCGAAACCAACGTTAATGAACGGCGAAGAAGGAACAAAAGTCTGGTCGGCTACGGAAACGAAGAAAATCATGGCAATGGTTCCGCATTATGCTTTAGGAGACCTTAAAGATGGACTACGCTCTGCAGGCGATTGGGTAGCTGACAAATACAATGCTGGTAAGAAGAAAGTTAAAGCGGTCGGTTCGAAAATCAAAGATGTGGCAGTTAATGCATTCGACTACATCAAGTCCCCTGGCAAGTTCCTTGACCTGGCTTTGAAAACGCTCGGTATTGAGAAACCAAAAGGCGGTACCTTTATTGGCGACATGGCTGCAGGTGGATGGAACAAGGCGAAAGAAGAAGCGATCAACTATGTAAAATCCAAGTTGACGACCTTCGGTGCATCCCAAAGCGGCATCGCCTTAACTGGCGGCAACGGCGGAGGATTTGGTGCGCCATTCCGATTCACTTCGGGACCAGGGCCACGTAACACAGGAATTCCGGGCGCTTCAACGTATCACAAAGGCTGGGATTGGGCAGCTCCAATCGGAACCCCGATTCCTTCTGTCACAGACGGCGTTGGACATCGTGTAGGCTATCACCCTCTCAGCGGTAACTTTGTTGAGGTTCGTGACGCTTCCGGTAAAGTTCACCGTTACCAGCACAACAGCAAGAACATTATGCGTGTTGGGCAGCAGGTTAAAAAAGGACAGACTGTTGCGCTTGTTGGAGACACCGGCGTAGGGTCAGGCGCCCACCTTCACTATCAGGTAAATGGATATGAAGATGGCGGCATTGTTGATGGTCGCATGGGTGCGCAGTTGGCATGGCTTACAGAAGGAGGCTGGTCTGAATCGGTTATCAGCCACGATCCGGCTAAGAAGACAAGTCAAAAAGCAATATGGGAACAGACCGGGAAAGAGCTTGGTTTTAATACAAGTGATCCAAGGGTTCTTGAGTTCTTAGAAAGAATCGCAACCTCCAATGAGAGACTTCTTACTGAAGGTATTCCTCACGGTCACGATATTAGTGTCAATGGACGTCGATTCGCCAGTTTGTTGGAACCATTCATTACAGATAAGCAAGAGTTGAACAAAGCAGTGAAAAATGAGTTTAAACGTTAGGAGGTGGTAATTTTGGAAGGTTTAGGATTAACTTTTGGCGAAAGAAGACCTCCATTTGATTTAAGGGTTATAGAAAAACAAATAGGGCGCATTGCGCCCATCAGAAGAAAGTCACTCGTCATACCTGGTCGTCCAGGAGCCGTGCCGAATGGCTACGATACTGACGTACGTCCAATTAAAGTTGTGGTAGATTTTGAAGCTGAATCAAAACAAGAGTGGCTCGATAAACTCGAAGTGTTAGCTGCTTGGTTTATTCGTGAAGATCCGGAACCGTTAGTTTTTGAACAAGAACCCGGCCGGATCTACATGGCGGAAATGGATGGCGAAATCGAAACAAAAGAAATTGGCATTTACGGTCAAGTTACCATTAATTTCATTTGCAACGATCCGTATGTTTACAAGGGACAGTTTGCTACAAATTTCATAGAAGGAGTCGCTATTGTTCTTAATAACGGGAAGGTTGAGACTCCGCCAATCTATGAAATCGAGGTTTTGGACAGCATCACACATCTGGATATTTTTACGGATAAAAGCTACTTGAGATTTGGGGAACCGGCGCCGATTGAAAATGTGGTTTACCAACGTCAAACGCTCATTCTAAATGACAGCATGAAGTCTATGAATAACTGGACCACTCCGACAGAAATTGATAATGGTTATATTGGTGGAACGATGGTTGCCACACAGGCGGGATTTGAAGCTACTTCATTCGGTGCAGCTATTCAACCTTTAAAGTGGCAAGGTCCGGCAAAGCAGCGTTCATTGCCTGAGACAGTCCAAAATTTCCGTGCTGATATTCCAATTGAGCTATTAAATGTCACAAAGGAAACCGGCATGATTGAGATTTATTTTTTAGATGCCTTGGGAAACACAATCGCAAAGATTGGCATGGAAGACGTGTGGCCAACTCTTAAAAAGAATCAAGGGAAGTTTCAGCTTGGAAATGTCGATAACCGGAAATTAGAATACCACCGCCAAGCAGACTATGCTCCTGCATGGAATGATTTTAAAGGAATGCTTCGCGTACATCGTGACGGCAACTTATTTCGCCCTTACTTTGCACAAATTCAACCAGACGGAAAGCATGTGTGGGTATCTCAACAATGGAGTTATCGAGATGAAGCCCTGCAATATATGGCTCCTATTGCTCAAGTGAAGGTTGCTATTCGCAAATGGCCTGGAACCAGTACAAGTCAGGCGAATATGAGAATCAAAGGCATCAAAGTTTGGCGATACAACGATCCAGCAGAAGGGATTCCTTACATCGCAAACCAAGGTGACAAGTTCGTTATCGATACCGGAACAGGAATCGTCACATTGAATGGGGAAGAACGCGAGGATATGAAAGATTTCTTCAGTGATTTTTTTGATATCGAACCAGGAATGAACACCTTGCTTTTGCACCCCTTTGACAAGTTATCTGGAAAAGTAATCATTCGGGAGCGATCGCGATGAAAATATTAGCCCTCAATCCGCAAACAGATATGTTGTTAGGTGAATTAAATAATCGGGGAGATAAAATATTTTCTGAAGATAAGCATATTAAAGAAATCGATGGTGAAAATTCTTTTCAATTCATCACACCAATAGGAATTAAAGAAGCAAAGTTCTTTGATCAAAGAAGTCGAATCTTAATCCCCTCTGAAACAGGATCATTCGAAGAATTCATCGTCTTCCATACGAATGAATCAATGGATGATAAGAAGGAAGTCGTTTCGACAGCAGCGTACACCGAGATGGACAAAGAGTATGTTATTTCACCAGGTACTTATGTTGGTACGCTTCCGGAGTTAGCGAACGAAGCGTTGGCCTTCACAACATATGACTTAGGTGTTTATGAAAGCATACAGAAAAAAACCATCGTCGTAACAGAGCATGTCGGAGTCTATACCTATCTTTCTCGCTTAGCTAAAGAATTTGAGTTAGAAATGCCCGTTCGCGTTGAAACTTCAGGTACACGCTTCACCGGTCGCTTTGTCGATTTTGTAAAACGAATCGGACCAGATTTGAAAAAAGAGGTCATTTACGGTCGAGATTTAACCGGTATTGATAAAACGGTATATAGTGATCGGATCGTCACTGAACTTTTGTGCATTGGTCCTGAGCGTGAAGATGGTAGCCGTTTAAATACGGTTGTTAGAGATGAAGATGCGTTCCAGCGGTGGAATCGCAATGGTAAACCGATTATTGGAATTTATATTCCCGAATCCTCTGAACAGGATATGACATTGAAGCAACTTGAACAATACGGGCGGACAGAATTAAACAAACGGATTGCTTCGGTTGTTGAATATGTGATAACAGCAGCTTCAATGGAAAAAGCATTCCCGAATCAGAAAGTGGTGCTCGGTTGTTCACTCCGTATTAAAAATCCTGAATTTGATCCGCCTTTATATGCAGAAGCAAGAGTTATTCGCGTAGAACGTTCAATCTATGATGAAACCCAGAAGATTTATCACATCGGCGAGGTCAAAACCTATTCAGAAGAGGACATCTACAAAACCTTCCGGCAGCTGCAGGCGCAGTATAACTTGCGCGTCATTCGCTCGATTGATAGACCGGCAGGGAGCGCAAACAGAATCTGGATTCAGATAACTCCAGACAGTTCATTGGAGATCCCGCACGTATGGAGCGCTGAACTGAACGACTGGGTGAAGATTGCCCCCTCGACTGCAGCCGAAATTGGCGCAGAAACACCGGAAGGGGCACAGGATAAAGCAGATGAGGCTTTGCGGTTGGCGCGGGAAGACATATCAGGTGTTCAGGATGCCCTGGATTCATTGGAAGTGGGGATCAATACCACCTTTGCAGACGGTATTATCGAGGAAGCGGAAGCACGGGCTATCGAGACGTATCTGAATACAATTGGCACGGAGAAAGTCAGCGTGGACAATCGCTACACGGCAATTTATAGTGATGTGCTTTTGATTGGAACCGTAAAATCAACGTTATCCGAAGCGAAAACCCTGTTCAACATCGCACATGCCGATTTGACCGGATCCATCCGGATGGCCATTTCAGATGGCCGGACCACTGCAACGGAAAAAGCGGATGTGGAAGTGAAGTTCACGGCTTACCGCACACGGCTGGCAATACTGGCCACGGCCTTTGAAACGGCCGGCAGCGCCATCGCTTCAGCCAAAGCGGCAGTGGCCACCGAGGACGCTAAAGATTATACCGATGATCAACTGAGCAGTTTTGTTCCATTTATTGAGTACACCAATAAGCTTGCTGAGCTGCAGTCCCAGATTGATGGATCGGTCATGACCTGGTTTGAATTCGGACAGCCAACCGCTCAGAATTATCCAGCTTTGGAGTGGACGACAGAGGAGATGCGCAATATCCATCTCGGAGACGTCTACTACGACAAAGACACTGGATTCGCGTATCGATACACCATTGAGCAAGGAGTGCATACATGGACAGACCTCAAGGACAGTGATGTGACGAAAGCATTGAAAGATGCGGCAGAGGCAAAGGATACAGCCGATGGAAAACGACGCGTCTTTATTGCACCACCAATCCCCCCGTACGATCCAGGCGACTTATGGACGCAAGGTGCAGGCGGGGATATTTTGCGTTGCGTAAAACAGAAAATCATTGGCCAAGTCTATGCAGCTAGTGACTGGCAAAAAGCCGCAAAATATACTGATGACACACGTGCTGTACAAGCGGAAGAAAATGCTAAGGATCACGCAGACCAGCGTAGCACGGAGATCGCAGCAGAGATCAATCAGACCATCCAGCAAACCCGTATCAACCTGGAAACCGAACTCGCGGCCAAAGCAGGACTCAATTACGTCGATGGTCAATTCAATCTAGTTGATAGTGAATTGAACAGCATGCTCGGTAACATCAACCTAATCACCGGTGACGTTTCCGGAATTACTTCTCGAATCGATGGCCTGCAAGCCACTTCAAGTGATCTGCAGTCACGTGTTGCCCTGAATGAAGATGCGCTATTAGCCGGCAATGGGCGCATGACGACGTTTGAAACCGATGTGAATGAGCTGGCAGGCACCATGTCGACCACGATTACGCAGCTGTCGAACATCGAGGGCACGATTACCAATCAGCAGGCGCAGATTGAGGCGAATGCCACGGCAATCACTCTAAAAGCGAGCCAAGCTTCGCTGGATACGCTAACTGGCGAAGTCAGCGACATTGGTGCGGAACTGAGTGTTCAGGCAGGGAAGATCACTTTAAAAGCGGAATCTTCTGCTTTGGCGACGGTGGACAACAAAGTGACCGGTGTCCGGAACGATTTGGCGACACTTGAGGTTGGCGTATCCGGTATATCTTCCAGCGTAACAAGCTTGCGTACTGAATTTGATGGGTTGGAGATTGGTGGGCGGAATTTCATCCTGAACAGTAGCGATGCCTTTCGAAATTCAAGCGTCGGCACTTACACAGGTAGGCTTTCCCTTGAAGGCGATATTATATATCTTGCCGACTACGATATTAAGGTAGGCGATAAAATTACCTTCCGTGTCTATTTAGATTGTACTCAAAACACCCTTAAAGGTGGCCGGGCCCGCATTTCTTACTATCGTCCGGACAACACGTACAGCGCAGTTACTGGTGTAATTATAAATATCGGCCAAGAAGGTTATTCCACAGTTTCATGGGTTGTCGCAGAAGGTTTTAATCGCGTCCAAGTATTGATTCAAAACAGTAATACAGCAGTAACCACGGCAGAAGCAGTTCCATACAAAAAGGCGAAACTAGAAAAAGGAAACAAAGCCACGGAGTGGACGCCGGCGCCTGAAGATGTTGACTTGTCCATAAATAGCGTTCAGCAATTTGCATCCACCGTTGACCAGAAGGCAGATTCCATCATTTCCAACGTCAATTCCTTAACGCAAACAGTTAATGGGCATACTACTTCCATCTCGAATGCGCAGAGCAGCATCACGCAGCTGAGTAACAGCGTTGCTTTGAAGGCCGAACAGACGCAAGTCGAAACCATGGGAGGACAAATAGTCGCAGTAGATAACCGGGTAGCGAATTTAACCGTCGACGTGAACGGCATCTCTACTGGCGTTACTGCACTTTCACAAAAAGTCGATGGACATACGACTTCTATTTCAAATGCGCAGAGCAGCATCAACCAGCTGAGTAATAGTGTGGCTTTAAAAGCAGAGCAGACGCAGGTAAATACGATTGCCGGCCAAGTTTCAACTATGCAGAGCGACGTATCCAGTCTGACAGTAGGTGTGGATGGAATTACAACGAACGTTTCCAGTTTGCGCAGCGATTTGAACGGGTTGGAAGTCGGCGGAAGGAATTTACTAGTTGATAGCGAAAATATAAATTTTATCTCTAACAACAATGCAGTATACCCTATTACAGACCAGGTTTTTGAAAGCCATAGACGCGTTCGCAGAGCGTTCAATCAAACATCGACAGACGTTCGTTTATCAACTTATACTGCTAGGTTTTATCCGGTTGTAGAAGGACGTAACTATATAGAATCAATTGAAGTGAAGCCAGAATTTGAAGTTAGGTTGGCATTATCTTCGACAGGAGCTTATAAGCTTTGTCCCGCCGGTGTATGGACAAAGCTTATTGCGATGTTGACGCATACGGGCGCAGCTACAACAAAACGCTTTATGGGTATATACGGTTCTGGATTCTCGCTGGAATTTAATCCGTGGATTGAATATCGAAATCTAAAGTCTGAAGAAGGCAACAAAGCTACCGACTGGACGCCGGCACCCGAAGACACAGACGCTGCTATAGCTGCAGTGGGCTCACGAGTGACATCTGCTGAGTCTTCCATTACGCAGCTGTCGAATTCCATTGCGTTAAAAGCGAGTCAAAGTAGTATGGATGGCTTAACCGGAAGAATGAATTCCGCCGAATCCGCACTGACTGTGCAGGCTGGACAGATTTCATCGAAAGTGAGCACGACGGATTTCAACGGAAACAAACTCGTGTCACTGATCAACCAATCAGCCACGACTGTGGATATTGAGGCCAGCCGGATCAACTTAATCGGTGCGGTGACGGTTTTGTCCGATATCACCGGGCAATTGGGGAACATTACGGCAGGGACAATCGATGGGGTGACCTTCAAATCCGGCACTGGAACTTCCCGCAGCTTTACCTTGGCCGGGGGTATGGCCGAATTTATTGAAAAAAGTGGCCAGAGTGGCGTAGAAGTTCTGACACGGACGACGCTCAACGATAATGCGCTTTCCATCACTAACAGTATCAGCGGGGAAGTCTATTATTCTTCGCAGTTGCGGGCAGATGTCTTGCTGTTGAATTCCCAAGGACTAAATGCCGAATACGGGCACGACCGACTTTTGCTTCACCGGGGACTGACATCAGAAATTGCGTTATATGCGAACGCTTTTGCAAGTTCCGTCGTTTCAGCTAATGCGCTGCAATTGAGTGGAAAAGGGCAGACACTTTCTATTGAAAACGAAACCTTGCGTTACAATGGTTCGCCAATCGGTTTTTCTGGTAGGGAAGTTTTGTGGACAGGTGCCTTCTTTATGCGCGCGAATCAAACGATAACACCGCCGAGAAAACTTTCCGATTGCCCGACAGGTTGGCTATTGGCTTGGTCCAGATATGTCAACGGCGCTCCTGCAAACAGTGACTGGAATTATAAACTTATTCCTAAATCACATGCAGAAGAAGGCGGTGGGATATGGATGGACATTACAGCGGCCGATGTAAATGCCGACGTTCCACCGACAGCCCGAAAATACGTTTATGTAACGGACACGACGATAATTGGCCATGATCGAAACGGTACCGGGACTGAAACCGGCCAAGTATTGAGAAAGATAATAGCATTTTAACTAACAGGGGGAATCATTCATGCAAGTTAAAGTCCAGTATTCACAGTTAAGCAATACCATTAATTTATTGGCGGAAATGCCCTTAAAAGGGCTTAAATCGATTCATCGCACGCGATTTCAGAACTTGCTGCAGGAGCGTTTGAACCAAGTCGCGGAAGAAGAGATGGCCATCATCAAAGAACATGCCGGAATTACGATGGTAAATGGAAAAGAAGAGCCCAAGCGCAAAGAAAATGGTGAATTTGACATTGAAGATGTCGCCGCCTTTAAGCAGCAGCAGGAAGAGTATTTTAAAGAAGATTATGTGATTGATGGCGGCGATTCGCTCGTGATGCTGCTTTCTTTGAAAAATGCCATTGAGGACTATGAAGGCGAACTATCCGGAAAACAAGCCATTGCTTACGAGCATTTATATACAGCATTTGAACACATCAGCGAGACTAAAACAAAGGAAGGAGAGGATAAAGCGTGATGGATAAACTAAACATTGCGGTCAGTAACATTCGATTTACAGAACAGGACGGGGAACCGGTAGTTCAGGTCCACTTTAATACTATGGGTGGACAGATCAATATCAATGGCCATGTAGTTGTGGCACAAGCTGAGTTCTTTACAAACAGCGGATCCACAGAAGCAATGACCGAGATGGTCCGTGTAGAATTGACAGAATTATTGTCGCCAGTAACTTCTTAAAAGGAATTTTCCATCCCATTGTCGAATAACGACATTGGGGAAAGGGGAAAGAGAAATGAATCCTAATTTTAAAGAAGGCCTGACGTATCTTGATTGGCCAAAAAGACGAGCAATTGTACATTACAGATCAGAGGGAATTATGGTGGTTCGTTTGGTGTTCAACTTCAAAGAGGGCGTACCAGATGAACTGGATGAGGCGTTAAAGTTTTTTATGCGCTTTAGAAGCCAAGAAGAGGAAGATGAATACTTGAAAGCGAAGCGCAAGGAAGTATGGGATAAGCTGTGTAAATCTAGACAGAAACTTATATGAAGAGCGTCCATCCGGACGTTCTTTTTGTTTAATCATATAAATTTAATAATTGCTTCATTTAAAACTAAAAAACTTCCTGAAATAAACAGGAGTAAGGAAGAAATAAATATTAAGATAATATTGCTAAATTATCATAATTGTATTATTATTAAGAAAATAATAGTTCCCATTTCCTGTTTACATAATGATAAATATGGAAGGAGGGATAATTATGAATAACAAGTTTTTTTATTTAAAAGGCGTATTGGAAGAAAATATGGTGAACTTAGACACACGGTATAAGAACGCAAAAATCAGAGCAATTATTATGAAATTGATTCTAATTAGCTTAGCAGCAACGGTAACGTATTTAATTGGAGTAGATGCTTCTAAAGAGGTAATGCTAGCATTTAGTAGTGTATTGATGGTTTTTACGGGCATGGATCAATTTTTAAACATTACGGGTAGCCATAAGGTTCTTAAAAAAAGACTTGATCAAATCACTCATTTACATTTAAGTATGCATTTGTATTCCTTAGACAATAATAATATTACAAGAGAAGCATATGAAGAATTTAACAGACGTTTTGAAGATCTACTAGAACAAGTATTAACGACGCCAGATTCTCCTGCTGATCCTGGCGCCACTCCCGGTGCTAATCCTGGCGGCGCAGCAAATGCGAATCCGGTCATCAATCCCAATACTAGTCCGCGTCCGTAAAGTAATAATAACAACTGAATCTTTCAATGACTAAAATATTTATATAATTAAATATCGAATTGAAGGAGGTATTATCATGAGTGAGAAAAACTCTGAAAGCAAAACTGTAGAGAGATTAATACACATATTAAAGGATAAAAATTATATAAATTTACAAGAATTCGAAGAACTAAATAATCTTTTGAATGAAAGAAAAGATACTGTATTAAAGAGGCATCGAGAAATGTTTAAGGTTAGATCCGATGAAAAAAAATTCACTTTTAAAAAAGGTGATTAGTAATAGCAATTCAATAAGCTTAACAAATTTAGAGTGTCCAATCGGGCGCTCTTTTTTCTATGACAAAAATAGAGATAAGGGGGATGAGTATGCCTGATGGTAAAGGAGATGGCTCGATGTATAAAAAGATAGAAATAATCGACGACACGTTAGATGAACACGGAAATCGTATATCGGCTCTGGAAAAAGCGGACACTGAAAAAACCGAAACTATCAATCTCTTGGAAAACCAATTCACCAGTATCAAGTTGGACTTTACAAATTTAGAAAACACCATATGGAAGACGGCACAATCCACACAAGATATGATGACCAGTCAAAACACGCAGCAATGGAAGTTGATCGAGGCGTTGAATGGCGGAAATCAGGAAGAAAGAGCAAGGAAACATGATTTAGATAAAACGAAAGCAGAGAAACGTTGGGAGTTTGCGGGTAAACTGACGGCTCTTTTATTAAGTTCTGGCAGCGTTTTATATGTGATTTTGGAAATGGCATCAAAATAAAAGGAGGAATTACAATGGCAGCAGTATTAATATTCGCAGCAGTTCTCGCACCGATTATCACAGCATTAGTTGAAATGATCAAAAAGGCAGTGAACATGCCCATCAACTTTATTCCAGTTCTGGCTCTCCTAGTCGGCTTACTGATAGGTTTAATAGCACAACCGTTCACCGATTTAGATTACGTCAATCGACTATGGGCAGGTGGTTTAGCAGGTCTAGCCGCTACCGGCCTTTTTGAATTGGTGAAACAGCGTGATGGACAACCGAAAGAGGGGGAATTTTAAGATGGCAAAATTACTAAATGACAAAGGGCACGGTTTTAATACCTATCCACCTTCCAAAGGAATCGCGGCTGCTGGTGGCGTTTCAGGAATGGCCGAGCACTCGTTTAATGCAGCAGTCGGAGATGAAGTCGAACGCCTGTTAAAAGGTAAGCTGACAACCTATGGTGCTCAACCTTCTAACCGTGCAGACGTCTCACTTGCTACTCGTATCGCTAACTACAACGCGCAGTACCAATCAGATCATACCTCAATAGGGATGTCGCATCACGGAAACGCCGGAGCATCTTCTGTTAGAGGCTTTGGTGTTTTTTATTGGCATACTTCAGCAAATGGCAAAAAGTTGGCGCAAATGGTGCTGGCTGAATACAAGAAAGAGTTCCCAGGCTATCCGATTTGGGGCACTGGCTTATTCCCTTGTGTTCCTGGTACTTGGACAGACTTCTATCTGGTACGAGAAACAGCAGCACCTTTCGTCCTGATTGAGTGGGAGTTCTTTACGAACCACGCAGCACGGAAATTAATGTTGACAGTTGATTACCGTAAGCGTTGCGGTAGAGTGGCAGCTAAGGCCGCTTGCAATTGGTATGGCATTAAATTTGAAGAAAGCCAGCCAGTCGTTGCTCCGAAACCGGTTGTGAAACCAGCAGCACCGAAACCAGTGACAAAACCAAAGGAGGAACCTAAAGTGGACAAACCGATACCTGCATGGAAAGTAGAGTACAATCGTCAATCGGTACTAGCTAAAAAACTTGGCTTTACTGATGGAACGAGACCAACAGAAAACACTTCAAGAGAAGAGAGTGGCGTTATTGCTGCCAGAGTTTTTGAAGCTGTGCTTAAAGAATTAAAGGAATAAAATAAGAGTTGGAAACTAAATAGTATTACTTCACTAAAAGCCTAATGATTTGCCGGGAGTCGGTCATTAGGCTTTTTTTATTTGTCCAAATAGGATTGTTCATCCAATTTCAGTGGTATTATAAGAACGTACGTTCTTATTTTAACGAGGGGGTGGTCAATATGAAAGTAAATAAACATTTAAAACAGGTGGGGAATATCAAGGACCGCGGAGTGATTAAGTGGCAGGGAATGATGTTGACCGAACATGTGGATTTAATCCGTGCTTGGTACGAAGAGGATAAACAAGAAGCAAAGCCGGATTTGGATGAATACGATCTGCAACTGCTACAGGAAGAATTGATCTTGGCTGCGCAACGGATGTGCCAGGTGAAAATGAAGTCGTGGAAGGATAAAAAGTTTCATTATCACATCGGAATTATTCAGAAGCTGGATGGCCATACACGTTCCATTGTTTACAAAGATCCAATGGGAGTTCATCGGTTGCCAATGAATGAACTGATCGGCGTCTGGATGATTGATTGA